GATAAATTAAAAAATGAAAAATTTGACCAAATTAGTTTCTTAAAATTAAAAAATTTAGAAGAATCTATTTAATAAAAAAAAATAAAATAATTAAAATGAGTATTATTACCAATAGGTATTTATACTCATTTTTTTTTGACAACCTCATTATTTTAACTTATATTTTAACAAATAAAATAAACGAAATAATGAAAATAATTCATGAAAAAAGGAAAAAGTATAAAACTAAATTTATACAATTCAATTAAAACAGTGTATGGCACTGTTGATTCAAAAAACTTAAAATCGGTTTACATAAACATTCAATCTTGGGTTACTCCAAGAGATGAATACGAAAATTGGAACAGAATCGTTTCAAATTTAAGTAGAGAAATAAAACATTCGGTGTATGAGTCAAACAACATAGAAATTTTTCAAGAAAAAAGTATAGTGGATTTAGATTTAAGGACGAGTGGTATTTTATATGGTAAAAAATCATTTTTAAATTTAGAAATTAATTTATATATAAAAGAAGAAATTGACTTTAAATCACCTGAAATTAAAGAATCTATAAAAAAAATTGTTCAAACAATTTATAAAAATAACATTCAAAAAAACAAATATTTTGATTTTTCTAATACAAAAAAAGAACTTGTGATGTAAACAATGTAAATTGATATATTTATCTTAAAAAGAATTAATGAAACAATTAAGAATTTTAGAGGCAAATGAAATAGGTCATGGTATTTTAATTGAAACTGACGCGGGTTGGGTTTCTCCTAAAGACAAACACAATGAGTTAGTATTAAAAGAAGCAAAAGATTTGGATTATAGAAATCCTTTTGAATTTTATGCGGTTCTTCAAAAATATGACACACCTAATAGAAATGGTAGAACTTACCCTGAAAGAATATTAAAAAGAGAGGCAGATAATTATAAAAAAGCCATTGAAAAAGGTTTGTCTACATCAGAATTAAACCATCCGGAATCATCGTTAATTGATTTAGATAGAGTATCTCATATCATTACTGATATATGGTGGGATAGAAATATATTAATGGGAAAACTTAAATTATTAACATCACCCGGATTTCACGAAAGAGGTATTGTATCAACTAAAGGTGACCAAGCGGCAAATTTAATGAGACAAGGGGTAACTTTAGGAATTTCATCTCGTGGTGTAGGTTCCCTTAAAAAAGTTGGAGAAAGAAATGAGGTTCAGGATGATTTTGAATTAATTTGTTTTGACTTAGTATCCTCACCTTCAACACCTGGGGCTTATTTATTTTCAAATGCTGACGATAGAGACAAGTATGAAGAAAATTTAGAAGAAGAAAAAAAATATAAACAAAATAATGATTATGTTGAAAAATCGGTTGACTTAATGAAAAAATTAAACGATTTTTTAGGAAAATAAAAAACACATGGAAGAAAAATTTTTTGTAGCAAAAATTCAGTATGATTTACCAGATGAAAATACGGGTAAGATTAAAAAAATTAGAGAAGAAAAACTTGTTGAAGGTTATTCAGTTACCGATGTTGAAGCGAAAGTAACTAAGAAATATGAAGGGTTTACTCACGAATGGAGAATCACTTCGGTTTCTGAAAGTAAAATTGATGAAGTAATTCAATAAGAAAGTCTAAATTATTAAATTAAAAAAAAAAAGTGGTAGTTAATACCGCTTTTTTTTTGTACTAAAATTAAGTTTATTTTATCTATTTCATTGATAAAATGAACTTTTTTTGTTTTTGGTAATATTTATTATGAAAATAACAATAATTTTTCATGCAAGAAAATAACAAATTAGTACAGGAGGCGCTTATTCAAATGAAACAAGTTGAAGAAGCTATAGCCGAAAATGCAAAAGGAATACTTGCTTCTACTATGAAGGAAGAAATCAATCAGCTAGTAAAAGAATCTCTTTCTGAACAAGAAACAGAAGATGATGAGGTTGAATTAGATGTTGACATGGACGATGAAATGGACTCTGACGAAGAGGAAATTGATTTTGATATGGATACAGATAATGAAGATGAAGATGAAATGGACATGGATTTTGATATGGACATGGATTCGGATGAAACTCCAATTGACTTAACAGGAGCATCTGACGAAGAAATTTTAAAAGTATTCAAAGCTATGGGTGAAGAAGATGGAATCATCGTTAAAAAAGACGGAGATAACATTCACTTAACAGATAATGATACTGATGAAGAGTATTTAGTTAAACTTGGTGAATCTGAAGTGGATGAGTTTGGTGAAGAAATGTATAACATGGATGAAGAAATGTATAACATGGATGAAGAAATGGATGAAGAAATGTATAACATGGATGAAGAAATGGATGACCAAACAACAGATGACGTTATTGATGCAATTTTTGCTGACGGTAGTGTTGACGATATTGAAAATTCAGATTTAGACGAAGAGGAATCAGATGATATTGTATTTGAAATCGAATTTGAAGAAGAAGACGATTTAAACATGATGGACGAAGAAGATTTGGAAGAATCTTACAACCCAAGAAGAGCTGTGAGAGAATCAAAATCAACTGCTAAAGGTAGAGTTGGCTCAGGACCTAAATTTACTTACAAAGATAAAGCCGCTGGTGGATTCAATGAAAAAAGAAAAGAAGGACCTAAATCTGTTGGTACAGGTAAAGCGAAATTTGAATACAAAGCAGGTGCAAATATGGAAGGAAAATCCAAAGTTGTAAAAGCTGAAACAAAAGAAGGTGATTACGGAATGAATAAGGGTGATAAATCTAAAACTCACAGAGGTGATAAAGATTACACTACTAAAAAAGGTGACACTTTAAAAAGAAAAGCTTTTGAAAAAGAAGAAACAAAAGAAGCTGCAAGAACTTATGGAATGGGTTCCAAAGAAGGACGAGGTCTTAGAAAAGGTATTACTAACAACCGAAATTACAACTATAGTAATAATGGTGTTAAAGTAGAATCTGTTGAGACTGAAGTTAAAATGTTAAGAGAGAAAAATGAAGAATATAGAAAAGCGTTAAATGTTTTCAGAGAAAAACTTAACGAAGTTGCAATCTTCAATTCAAACTTAGCTTATGCGACTAGATTGTTTACTGAACATTCGACTACTAAAAAAGAAAAAATAAATATTTTAAGAAGATTTGACGATGTTGAAACTTTAAAAGAATCTAAAAATCTTTATCAGTCAATTAAAGGTGAATTATCTAAACCGGATAATAAAAAATCAATTACAGAATCGGTAGAAAATAAAATTCAAAAAACAGTTTCTACAGGTTCATCGACTACACTAATTGAATCAAAAACTTATGAAAATCCTCAATTTATGAGAATGAAGGATTTAATGAGTAAATTAGGGTAATCATAATAAATAAATAAAAAAAAAACAAATACTAAAATGGGAGCATTATTAGAATCAGGTCTTGTTGGTAACATCGGACTAAAACATTTAAAAGTTATCAAAGAAGATACTATTAACAAATGGGACAAATTAGGTTTCTTAGAAGGACTTAAAGGTCACATGAAAGAAAACGTAGCACAACTTTATGAAAACCAAGCGTCGTACTTAATTAACGAAGCATCAACTACATCTGATACAGGTGCGTTTGAAACAGTGGTTTTCCCTATCGTTAGAAGAGTTTTCTCTAAATTATTGTCTAACGACATCGTTTCTGTACAAGCAATGAACTTACCAATCGGTAAATTATTCTACTTCGTACCTAACATTCAGGCATATTCGAATGAATTAGACCCTAGCTATCCTGGTACAGGTATTCACTACGCACCTTACGGTTCTCCAAATGAAGACCCAGGTCAAACTCCTAATTCAGGATACGATTATAACAATACTAAAGACCTTTACGATAGATTTTATGAAGGTAATGAACCAGCATTAGACCCACCAGGATTATATGATTATTCTAAAGGTCAATATTCTGCAATTACTGCTGGTGTTGCTACAGTTGCTTGGACTGGAAGTCAGTTAGTTCAATCGGCTTATACTTTAAGTGATTATAGAAAAGTTCTTATAGTTATGACAGGTTTCGCATCAGATGCTGCAGGTAAATTAATTGGACCTGACGGTAATCCAATGGATAACGAATCATTCTTATCTGATTTATCTATTTATGGTGTTGCAGGAAATGCTACCACATCTGCAAATACTACTAATCCTTATTTATTTAGAGTTGTTACTCAAAAATATGGTAAAGGTATCGTACAATATGGTAATAATAACGCAACTTTAGCTTTCCCTAACAGTAAAACAGGTGGTGGTCAATATGACGATTTATGTGATGCTGAAGGTAAAATTTACTTAGAGGTTGACTTACAAGTTCCTGTATGTGTTACTTGTGGTGGTTCATTAGACGGTTATACCGGCTCAACTTTTGAATCAACTTCAGGTTATAGTAATGCATTTACTGCTAAATATAAAATCTACAAAAACTTAGAATTTGAAGATAGAATTGGTGAAGTTTCTTTTGACTTACAGTCAGTTACTGTATCTGTTACAGAAAGAAAATTAAGAGCACAATGGTCTCCTGAAATGGCACAAGACGTTGCTGCGTTCCATAACATTGATGCTGAGGCTGAATTAACAGCTTTATTATCAGAACAAGTTGCGGCTGAAATCGACCGTGAAATCTTAAGAGATTTACGTAAAGGTGCGGCTTGGAACTTAAGATGGGATTACAACGGATGGAAGAGATTAGGTTCAAATGCTGTTCCTTACACTCAAAAAGATTGGAACCAAACGCTTATCACAGCGATTAACCAAATTTCAGCTCAAATTCACAAGTCAACTTTAAGAGGTGGTGCTAACTGGATTGTAGTATCTTCTGAAATCTCTGCGATTTTTGATGATTTAGAATACTTCCACGTATCAAACGCTTCTCCTGAGCAAGACCAATACAACATGGGTATTGAAAGAGTAGGTACTTTAGCTGGTCGTTACCAAGTTTACCGTGACCCTTACTTCCCACCAAACCAAGTGTTAATGGGACACAAAGGAACATCATTGTTAGACACAGGTTACATCTACGCTCCGTATGTACCGTTACAATTAACTCCAACAATGTACAACCCATTCAACTTTACACCGATAAAAGGTATTATGACCCGTTACGCGAAAAAGATGGTAAACAACCGTTTTTACGGCAGAATTACCGTAGATGGTGTTAGAACATTCGATTTAAGAGAATTGAGATAATCAAAATCTTAAAATATTTAACAAAAAGGGACTATATGTCCCTTTTTTTTATGTATATTTGTGAACAATAGAGAAAATGGGAGTATTTATAGTATGAGAAAAATTATATTTAATGATGAACAAATAAAAGATATGATATCTTTATATGTTAATGATATTTGGGGAACTAGACAGATTGGTGAAAAGTATTCGGTTTCTGAAAAAACAATTAATAGGGTATTAAAAGAAAATGAAGTTAAGATGGATACTCCGGGTAGACGATATTTTGGAGGGAAAAAAACATCTGATAAAAAATATTACGAATCTAATAAAGAAAAAATATCAGAATACTATTCTGAATGGAGAGAGAATAAGAAAGAACATTTAAAAGAATATCAAAAAAAATGGAGAGAAGACAATCGTGATAAATTACGTAAAACCAAACGTGATTACGAAAAAAATCGTAAAGAGTCAGACCCATTATACAAGCTTGTTGCAAACTTCAGAACTGCAATATGGACAGTATTAAAAGAAAGTAATGTAGACAAATATGGACATTACTTTGATGTTCTACAATATAGTCCCGAGGAATTGATTAATCATTTAGAAAAACAATTTAAGGATAATATGACGTGGGATAACTACGGAATTTGGCACGTTGACCATAAATTACCAATTACATCATTTGATATACAGGAGATGGGTGACGAGGAATTTATGAGATGTTGGTGTTTGGATAACCTTCAACCAATGTGGGGTGAGGAGAATATTCGTAAATCAAATAAAGTTTTTTAAATACTGAGGTATTTATATAAAAAGAAAATTATGAATAAATTATTTGAAATATCAAATGAGGAGAGAAATAGAATATTAAATCTTCACGAAAGCGCTACTAAAAATTTATATTTAGTAAATGAACAAGTGATTTTTAACAATGTTCAAGGTGCGCAAATAAAAACAAATTTTCCTACTCAAAATATTGGGAATGATTTTGGATTTGGTGAATATGATTCTCAAAATGTGAAACAAAGTATTTTAAATTTAAAACCTAAAATTGAAGAATTTATTAAAACCTCAGGAGGTAATAAATTTGAGGTTAACATTACTTCAGGTGAATCAAATGTTACTAATCCAAAAGGTTTTGAAACTAAAGGAAGTTTAGGTTTAGCAAGAGCTAATTCAGTAAAGAGGTATTTTGATGAAATTTTTCCCGATTTAATCAAACAAGGAGTTTTAATAATCAATTCTCCTAAATCGGAATCCGAAGTTATTATAGGTAAAACACCATATGATAAAACTAAAGGGGATAATAAAAATCCTAAATTGGTGAAAAAATATAAAGAAGAACAATTTGTTAAATTTGATATTAGTGGTGAAGGTGAAGATTGTAATTTTAACTTTAGTGTGAATGCTGGAAAAGGCGACCCACAATTAAATTATATGTTAACAAATGAATTTTTAAAAGGGAAAGGTGTTATGACATTTGGACCTGGTCAAATACCTGATAGGTTAATTATTGTTGACGGGAAAGGTCAAATAGAAACTGACACCGGGTATATTACGAGTGAACCAAGTAAATATAAAGATTGGAAATACACACCCGAATATGTTCTTTCATTAACAAAATTGAGAAATTCAAATTCAATTGCGGTTTCAGGTAATAAAATTATTACCATTACCGCAACTAATGAGGATGAATTATTGTCTCAATTATTGAATAACCCAAAATCTAAGACATATTTAAAAATGGGTCAGGAAATTGGGCCTGCTTTAGGTGAACTTAAAAAAATGTTAAAACAAGGCACAACTGAATTTGTTATTTATACTTTGTCAAGTTCTGATTTTAAAATTCCTTTCGATTCACCAAATAATGATAAAAAAGTAAAGGTATTCTCACCTATTGGGAAACAAGGGGGTTTTACGACAGGATATACACTATTTGGTTCATGTACTACTTAATTTTTTTAACTTCAATTAATTCATGATATAGTTCATCATTTTTAATGTAACCGATGTATCTCTTTAAGGTATCATTTTCAATAAAAGTTTTAACAACCAAGACATTTTTTTTATATCGTTTAGAAAGATAATCTAAAGATAAATTAACCTCTTTATCCAAATCTTTGGATTTAGGGGTTTTTTTATTTTCTTGAGAAAACGATAATACTCCAACAAATAATAACGCGATGATTAATAATTTTTTCATAATTTTTATGTTTTTTAATTTATTTCCACAAATATAAATACTTTTTACTACACTGCAAAATTTTTTTTAATATATTTATTTTTAGATTTTAGTTTATCAGTCCCCAGTCTTACAGACTGTTGAGTATTCACGGACACGAAGGTATTGGTAACGTAGTCAATAAAACTATTATAAAATTAAAAAAAAAATGAATTACACTTCAAATCAAGGTATGATGAGTCCTACAGCTCACATCACCAAAAAAAAATCTCGTCTTAAAGTCTATAATGGGCATGTTGTTTTTTTAGAAAACAATGACAATTTCGAATTCGAGTTACACAATCCAAATCAAACTTCTGTTTTAGTTAAAATCAAATTAAATGGCGAATACATCTCATCAAGTGGTGTTGTATTAAGACCGGGTCAAAGAATGTTTTTAGAAAGGTATTTAGACACGAATAATAAATTCGAGTTCAGTACCTACGAAGTTAACAATACATCCGAGAATCGTAATGCAATTGAGTTAAATGGGGATGTTAGAATAGAATTCTACGATGAACAAATAATTTATAACTCATTCTTAAGTTTAGGTTCGACTTCTACAGGTGCGGTATACCGTCCTTGGACTCAAAATATAATGGGAGGAGTCATAAATACTTGTCATACGACTACAAATGACCACGGAATTACTTTTTCAACTAATTCATTAAATACTTCATATTTATCATCAAAATCAATTGAAACCGGTCGAGTTGAAAAAGGTGAAAAATCAAACCAAAGTTTTACTAATTCGTATGAACAATTTAATTCATTCACTTCACATCAAATTACTTTTAAAATAAAACCTTTAAGTGGTAAAAATAAAACCTCTCAGGATATTAGACAATATTGTGATGAATGTAATACAAAAGTGAAATCTAATTTTAAATTTTGCCCAACTTGTGGTAATGATTTAACAAAACCGAAAGAAACAAAAATTAAATACACCGATGAACTTGGGATAAAAGTTAATGGACGTAATTTGATAATGACCACATTTAGAATATCCTTAGATAAATTGATTGAACAAAATCAAGGTAAAACAATTGTAATACACAAACCTTCATTATCTGAAGATTATTTAAGAGCAATAATATATTAACAAAAAAAGGGTTCCGTGAGACCCTTTTTTTATTCTACTTCAGGTTTATCCCCTGAAACTAATTTGTGTAATAATCTTAATGATTTTGAAACTAATTCTGTTTCTTGTAAAGATAATAATCTTGATTCATGAACATAATGTAATGATTGTGTGAGAATATAAAAAGATTGTGCCATGTCTAAATTATCGATTAAATTATCGACATCTTCAGGTTTATTATACCCTATACTACCAAAAAGTAATCCTACAGGTTGTTTTTCTTGTTCCATAATATTTTTTTTGGATATTTATATTTAAGTTAATGATATGAAAAAAAATATAATAAGTGAAGCTACCGGTAGTGCCAATTCAGGGTCTTTTAAAGTCCCAATTGTTTTGGCACCTCAAATATGGGAAAAAAAACAATTAGGTCCTTTTACTGATAATGTTTATCAGTATTCTAATGCTGAATTAGCTTATGAAGAGGCGGATGGTGATTTTAAAGAAACGCCAAAAAAAAGAAAAGAAATTGAAAATAAAACAAAAAAAATTTCAAAAATTTTAATGAAACAGAAAAAAAAATATCAAGGTCAAAATGATGAGGAAGGTTCTGCAGTAAATCCAACAATGAGTGGATTACCTCTTAAAGAAGAATTATTAAAGGAGGATTTAGCGGTTTGGTTTGGTAAAAAGAAAAAACCGAAAGGTTCTTCACAACCTAAAGGTCCATGGGTAAATATATGTAGAAAAGTTGATGGTAAACATCCTCCTTGCGGGAGACCTGACGCCGATTCAAAAGGTTATCCGAAATGTAGGGCTGCGGGAGTTGCCGGTAAAATGAGTGATTCGGAAAAAAAATCAGCGTGTGCTCAAAAAAGAAGAGAGGAAAAGAAAAATCCAAAGTCGGGAAAAGGTAACAAACCAACAATGACAAGTTATAAACCAAGAAAAGAATCTATTCGAGAAATTATTAAAAACATATTAAAAGAAGAAATAAAAAAACCCAAAAACTAATTTTGGGTTTTTGTTTTTTGTATAACTTTGCTTTTTAATTTTGTTAAAGTATATTCGACTTGAGATTTCATCTGTTCAATTTTATCCATTCTATTTTGTTGAACTTTATTATCATACATATTTATCATTTTATTCCATTCTCTATCGGTCATTGGAATATTACTATAATAACAAACATGATTAATAATTGTAATTTTTCTATTATCTAAGATAATAAAAACCCCTATTTTTTTATTTTCAATAATTCTGTGATAAGTTTTAGGGGCAATTTCAAAAACAGAATTAGGGTGTTTTAAGATGTTACGGAAAATAAACATACAATCTTTAATATCTGCCAATTTTCCTGGGTCAACAATATCGTAAAGATTTTGTAATTCTAATATTTTTTTCTTAACTGCTCTTTGTTTTAATTTTCGTTTGATGTAATTTATCATAACAATATTGATTTATTTTCGACAAAGATAAACATTTTTTTGAACTATCCAAAAATTTACAAAAAAAAACACAAAATAAAAAAGATTACTATTTTATTAAATTTAATTTTAAAACTTTAAGAAAGTCCTCCCAAACTTCAACATTATTTTCGTTTCTGCCAATATTTGCAGAGTAACAAGTCAGTATGACATTATCTATGGTATAACCTTTATTTCTATCTAATCTGTCTAATGAAGGTTGCTGAGGGTGTTTAGAGTTATTTGATGGAATTAATGGGACATTAAACCAATAACATAAACCATTTTGTTTTTTAAACATTTCATTAACATCATCAACTGTTAGGTTATGTTCTTTATTTCTTTTTGAATCGTGTATTAATGTGTTTTGCCACAATCTTACCCTTCTTTCTTTTTGTTTTAAACTTTCATTTTTTTTAAATTCGGGGTTTAATCTGGATTTTCTTTTATAATCTCTTGTGACTTTTAAAATACATTCTTTACATTTGGACCCTCGTTGTGATGTATAAAAATCTTCTTCAGATTTTATTACATTACATTTACTACATTGTTTTCCCATACTAATAAATACACGGGAAAACATTAAAAGATAAAAAAAAGAGGAAATTCCTCTTTTAATTTTTTAACAATAAGGTGATGAACATCTTTTCTTCCCATCTAATCCTGGTTTGGTTCCTTTACACACTTGAACTCCATAACCATTACTATACGCACTTGGGTGGACTTTAAATTTTCCTTTTGCTGCTGCTAATCCTCGAGCACATAATTTTGTTCCTGTTTTTTTCTTACCTTCAGATACTATAGGTTCTGATTGTTTTTTAGCTTTATCTAAATAATCATAAATTTTATCACCATACATTTGATAAAGTCTTTTAATGAATTGTGATGGATTTTTTCTGAGATATCTAATAACATCATTCGGGATATATTGCCCATATTTATCACCAAATAATGATTTTGCTTGACGTTCTCTTGCACTTGTAGGTCTATCAATATCGGACGAATAATCTTGTTCATTAACATCTTCATAGTCAATATATTCTTTTTTTGTTTCATTCATTAAGAAATCGAATACTTGGTCCATATTATTTTTTGCTTCGGTTACGTGGTCATCAGCCCAATCATGTCCTCCTTCATTAATAATTTTGTCAATTTGTTGAGGGTTCATTTCCAATAACATTTCACATTGTCTTTTTATTTGTTGTAAGTTACTAAAAAACATATAATCAACAACTTCTTGTTCTTGAAGGACTTTTTTTACTATTTTATTTAAATCGGATTCCGTAAGTTTAATTATTTTTTTCATTATTTTGTATTTACGATATTAAATGTTAATTGTTTCTTATAAGTATCTTTCTCACCTGAAGTGTTCACTTGAATATCAACATAATATTCATTTGGTATTTTATCTCTCATATCAAACATAAAGTAATATTCGGTTGGAGTTCTGTTAATAGGTGTCCAATCTTGAACAATTACTTCAGTTGTGCCTTCTTTAACATATACTCTATAAAAGGCCGAAACATCCAATAACATTTGTTGACCAGTATATGCTTTTTTAATAGTTAAACCAACTTTTCTTATATCAGAGTTAAGTATTTTTTCATTCTGTAGAATACCGTAGAAATTAAATCCATATTTTTGAGGTTCTCTTGATACGGAACCTATTTGAATCCCTGAAGAGTATTCTTGAAGAACAAACTGATTTTGAACATTAGGGATATTTTGTCCATTAATTGTTAATCCTGACCATACGTCGTAAAATAAACAAGGTGCGGGACTACCTGAAAACCCATTTGGAACAGTAACCTCATAAATTCCTTTAGTTTTCAAACAAGTGTTTAATGACCCCATTCCACTAACGGCATCACCATTTCGGTCTTCAATTCTAACATAAGGGTTAGAGTCTAAGTTTACCAAATCACCATTTTGGTAAACATATAAGTATAATTTATTTTCTTGATTTTTTAAGAATAGATTTCTGTCATCTTGAATTAAATCATCGTAAGTTGTTTGTAGAAATGGTTGGTAAAATGTTTGAGTATGTCTTGAGAAAAATGCAACACTATAACTATCGGTTAATCCTGTTATGTTTTCAATCTGAGGTAAATATGCTAATCCCCAACCTGTAACGCCGGTAATTGACCCATTTAAAACACCATTTATTTCATCTGACATATCCATATTTAGGTCTTCATTACCTAACTCAAAGTGTTGTTGAGCTACGATTGTTAACCCTGAATAATTAACCACGCCTTCATTTTTATTATTATAAATTCCCGGTTCCGACCAATCACTTACTGTTGTTGTTTGGTACCAGTTTGAAGGTCTTGTAGAAAACGCTCGACTATCTACAAAAGTTAATGGTGTTGAGGAACCGTTCGGACTACCTTGACTAATATTGAAGTTACTATAATCATAACCAACACCTTCATCCCATAACTGACCTCCTCCGGTATCTCCCGAAATTTGAGGAATTCTAAATAAGATTAAATCAAATGAAGTTGCTCTTCTTCTTTCGTTTGTCATGAATGTGTTTAACAATTCATTATCAAAAGAAGAGGTGTTAGTCATTTTCAATGTGTGAGTCATTGCCGAAGTGCATCCGGTTGAAACAACACCTGATTGAATGTTTTGTCTTAATAATGATAAATCTAAATCAAAGATATATCTTGTGTATCCAAAGTTTGGAACTATTAAATCTGAAGCACCAAAATTTAATTCAATAACAGGGTTTCTTCCTGTATTAACAAATGAATTTGAAATGATGGTATTGTTTTTATCTATGTATGACCTTAAAATTGACATCTATCGTTTTAATTATAAATATCAATTAAGTCGAATATCTGCATTTAATATTTTAGTATATGCATTTTGTAGTTCAGTTAGGATATTTGAAACATTTGAACCATCCTCTGTAACACTCACTGGTGCTAATCCTGGATAAGCGTGAGTATGACTAACTAAGAATCTTACAATTAAATTTATTAATTCTAATAGTTCTTCACCTCTCACCATACTTGATGTGTTTGGGACTATTCGGTCGGCAAATACATCGGATGAAATTCCGTATAATGTGTCATTTAGATTAATTTTGTCTTTCCCCGGAATTTGTGAATTATGGGATAATAAGAATAATTTATCACTAGCTAAAGCTCCAAAAGTTGTTTCTCCTGGAATTGTTCTACTTTGATTTATAAATATTTGTACAGGGGCTAAAGGTGTTGTTAAAGTGACAGCATCTTTAGTAATAATAAACCCATAACCGCCTTGGTCAGCACTATTAAGTTTGATTCCTTTATATATTTCTGAAATATTTTTTACCTCAATAGATGATGAATTTATTTCGGTCTTCAATTTATTATACATCAAATTTGATGGTCTAAAAAATATTGGAAATTTAGAATTAGTTGGATTACTTGGAAATAATCTATCACCAGTTGAACTAAAATCTTTTGAATTACAAGTTTTAATAAAACTATTAATAAAAGTTATAACTTCAGGTTTTGATAGTAGTGTAAAATTTTGGGTGTATACTAATTTTTTTAAATTTTCATTAACGACACTACCAACAGTTAAGTTTTTAGTATTAACAGAAGAATCAGGTTTTAATTGATATAAATAAACCGACCCTGTAAATTTATTTTGAGTATTTTCTGGGTTAGATAATGACCATTCAATTAAATAATTAACTAATTGAACATTTTCTTTTAATTCAAAATATTTTTTTGGACTCAAGGTTTCTTTAATACTACCAAATTTGGATAATTGTAAAAATCCTCGTTTTTCATTTCCTGTTGGAAGAGTATTTGGTTGTAATATATCACCTTTAAATTTTCCTGCTCTTAATAAAACTTCATCTTGTTTTACTATTAAATCCGCACTACCACGACCTAATATAGCATTATCACCTGGTTCAGGGAAAACACCTTTAATTACATCATTTGCATAACTTCCATCTTTATTCTTTAAATTATTGGCAGGTGCGATTTGTAAACCTGTACCCGTAAATTTATTTCCACCAAAATTAAATTCTCTAAATGTTGCTGTTGGTGTTGAAAATCCGTTTTGAACATAATATTGGTTTTGATATTTAAAATCACGGTTAAGGAAAAATACTTGAATTAACTCATCGACTTTAGGGACTTGATAAATAAAATAAGGTAATAACGGATTAAAAATTAAAGGGTCTCTTGATGTCCATGGGTCTGTTGACGGATTCCAATTTTCAACACTTTTTAAGATGTCTTCATAATTATCAGTTACTATTCTGGCACGAACACGACCCAACATTAAAGGGTCTTGATTGTCTAAAACGATGCATTGATAAAATAGTGGTTTACTCATTGTTATTTCTTTCCTGATAAACTTTTAGTGTATTATTATATAACTCCTCCACTTTATCTAAATAACGAGTAGAGTTAATTATATTTTCTTTAGTTACCTCAAAATCTGATGATAATAAATCCATAAATTCAACTAATTTAAGATTTGATTGTTCTTTAATTATATTTTCAAATTCTTCTCTTTTCATAATTTAAAATGCTTTTCCAACTCCTGTTATGGGGGTTTTTAATACTATTTCTATTTTTTCATTTTCCGCCCTTTCAATATCAACACCTTTATTTGATGCTAAATTAAATAGTAACATTAAATTTGGACTTCCATCCGGTAATGTACCTGTTGGAATACCTAATCCTTGTAGTGATTCTATTGTATTAATTGTTGCTCTTTCAGGTGAATATCCTGGTAATAAATCAGCTAAAAACAATAACCCTTGAGGTATGGAGTTTTTAGTAATTAACGCCTTAGGACCTAAATTGTTAATACTATCAAGTAATAATAAAATATTACTCATTAACGACTTACATTTTCTATAATCACTTATTAGTTGTGATAAAATAAGTGCTAACCTAATTAATTTTAATATAATTGCGTATTTTTTTAATCTTTGTGATTTACTAATATCACCGAGAATTAATACAACTAAATTAAGAATGTCTTTTTTTAATTCATTAAAAAGAATTTTTAAAAATTCATTATTAATTAATGATATTGTTTGTATAGCAAAAGTTTTATATTTTTTAATAAAATCAGTACCATTTGTTACAACATTACTTGCACTACCACCTATGGTATTACCGGATTGTATTTGTGTATTTGCACTTGTAACCGATTGATTGTATGTATAAGTAGCACCTGATTGTACTACCGACAATAATGTGTATAACGGTAATAAAACTTTTGGCGATAACACCGCAGCCGCAACGGCTAAAGGTATTTGTTTTATAACATTTTTATCAATAGCAACTGAAGCGTTAAAGTTAGATGGTATTATTGGATTCCATTGTGGATTTTTTGAAATAGAATCAATAATATTTGACATAGTTTGAACCTGTTGTTGTATTGGTTGGTCATCTGAATCATCTCTAAATATAATTAATTGGTCCACTAAATTTTGACTATCTACGGGCAATTTAACATTTTCACAATCCACAAATTCCATAACCCCATTTTGAACATTTTCAATTTGATAATCAATATTTCTTAAATCAACTTCAGTTAATTCAAAAAAACTATCATCAACCCCATCAAGTTCGGCTATTTTTGCGGTACCACTAACATCGATTTCTTGTCTAGAATCAAAACATAAACCTAAAATTCTTTGCGCAATAAGGAAAAATTTTGATTGATTTGACAATGTACCACTACCTATTTTAGAATTTATACTAATTGCTCCTGATAATAAATTCACTAATTGCATTTGGATATCAGTTGAATCTATTAGTTTAATTGTGCTATAATAATCTGATAAAAATTCTCCAACATTATTTGAAGGATTTCCATTATCATCCACTCTATCGATTAGCGCTACTCTATAATAATTTCCGGTTACTCCAAAACTATTAGTTGTGGTGTATTGAGTATCAAATAAATTTCTACCTGATTTCCCTTTATAAACTTGACCATTTATTTGTCCTAAAGACTGATTAGTGTATTGGGATTCTGTTAAACGATATAATTGTTTATTCATCGGATAAGGTTTTGTACCTCCATAAGGTCTAAATATTGGACTTGCCGATGGTACACCTTTTTCGTAATAAATTTTACCAAAAGAAGTTTCAGGAGATTTTTTCAAACTTGAAAATAAATCAATAGATTCTACTGGTATATAAATCCCTTCCGTTTGTGGTAATGTAGATAAAGGTGTTAATTGAGGGTTAAAATTAATTGAAAGACCTTTGTAAGTTTGCTCTTGAGAGCAACCTAAAGCTTTAATAGTCTGCTCTTTAATAATGGCAGACATTTTAGGTTCTAATTTTGTTGCAACTTCAAGAACTTTAGTTCTAAGATACTTTAAAGATTCACTACCATTACCTTTAGTTGTTCCAAGGAAATCCAACATTTTATCAGTTGAATTTGGAGGGTCTTTTAGGTATCGTTTTTGTAAATCTTTGATTTTATCAAGTTGAGTTGCTAATTGAGAAGTTGACTTAGTTATAGAATCTCCCTTAGTTCTCCTCAATTGTTTTTCCGATTGAGAAACTTCATTATAAGTTTTCAACGCATTTAAACGACTTTGTATCTTATCTTCTGAATTTGTTAAATCGGTAATTGATTGCATAGTATTTCATTACATTTTATATGTTTCTAAATCATCAGAAACATCTTTTTCAATTAAATTTTGTAATAAATCGTCATCCAAATCTGCCATCGAAAATGACTCAGTATTATTATTAGATTTTTCCCAAATAGTGGATTGTAGTTTAGATAAACTTAATTTTTTTTCAACACAATCATTAACAATTTTTTGTTGTTTTTCAATTACAGGACCAATTGTTACCATGTCCGCAGGGTCTTTTAACATAGATAACATTTTGTTTTGAATTCTTATTGCAGTTTGTCTTTGCTCAACAAGTTCATTATAGATTTCTTGCATAAGCGATAATATTGATTCTTTTGAAAAATTAATTTCTTTTCTTGTTGGTCTTGCCATAATTATAAATACTTTCTCTTTAGTTTTTCATTTTAACTTGAATTATTAGATAAAGTTTTTTAAATCTTTTAATAGAGCTACGAATTTCTTTTGTACTCAAATTAGTCATTTCTCTTAACGAAAGTAAAATCACATTTTTATTAAATTTATTATTATCCGCACCTGAGAATATTTCATCGTAATTATCAAATAAATCGATTAATGCATAACCTAATTTTTGTTCATTTTCATTCAGATTTTCTTTTTCAATAAAGATTTTTAATTCTTTTAAATATTCATTTATAATTGTTTGAGTGTCAATAATATCGTCATCAATTCTATAAATCATATCAGGTCTTTCTTCCAAACTGGTTGAAATATCTTCATATGAAATTTTTCGATTAGTGTCTTTTTGGTCTTTAATTATCTGACCCATCAGATAATTTTTACAAATAGTCCCAAAATACGAATATGCCTTCTTTTCTTTAGAAGGTTTAAATTTATCGACTTTAGTCATTAAAAATGAATGAGTGTCTGTATGGATTTCTCTAAAATCCATATCTTTACGATAAAGTTTGTATCGTCTAATAATTGAAGATATCATTTTATCTAAAGGACCTCTCAAAAATTCATTATATATTTTGTTTTTTTCTTCAAAAGATTCGGCAATTAAAAATCTTTTAACTGCCAATTCTTCTTTAACATCAAAATAATTTAATTGAGTTGTTTTTCTTCCTCTTTTTTTTGATAAAACATCTTCTGTTGACGCAGATAGAGTTTCTTGCATTTAGACATTTTCTGATTCATATTTTATGGTTCTATCTTCAATGAAAAAATATTCCCTTTTTGCCGTTTGTATCCAAAATTTAACTTCATCCTCAGTCATAACTGATTCGCCATGTTTATAATTCCAAAAAATTGAACCTTCCCTCATATTAGTGTGTTTATAACCTAATTTAGGTATAGTCATAATAGTTGTTGAATTATAAGTTAATCTTAATAAAAATTCATAAATGAAAGTTAATTTAATTGACGATTTAAATCCTCCAAAATCTTCGATAACATCTTTTCTAATAACTGAACCTGCGGTTTGAAAATTTTGATAATCTTGTAATGTATCATTTGTTAAAACACCCATTTCTTGAGTAAAATTTGCTGCAAATGTTGCCTCATTCGTAAATCCCGCAAAAACACCTTTTTCATCGGTTTCTACCACAACAGGTAAAAACATTTGTACTTCCGGATATGACTCAATATATTTTGCAACATTTTTGAACCAAATTGATGAGTATTCATCGTCAAATTCAAATAAAGAAATCCATCTACCTTTGGCTTTTTTAATTCCAAAATTTACTTGGTCTGAATAATTAGGTTCTTTATCCCACAAAAATTTGTTAACTTCTAATTTTCCAAAATCATAAGAATCTAAAAATGAAACTAACGATTCTTCATTAGTATGAACAATAACTAATTCCTCAACATCAATTTGTTGGTTATGTATTGACTCTATCGCTTTTTTAAAATAATCTTCAAAATCTTTTGCTTTTGAGGACTTAATTGGTAATATTATTGAAACTGATAATTTATTTTCCATATTATTCTTGTGTTTTAGTAATTTGTTGTTCGAACGCCTCTGCTCTAGTGTTTAAGTATCCTTCAAATAAAGAAACTACCGACGATTCAAATTTTTGTTTATCTGAGTATCTTTCAATCGTTTTTTTCATTTCATCATAAACTTCAGGTTTGATATTATCTTCTAACCAATTTTGAATAAAATCCGCAATTACATCAGAGATTAAAGTTTGGTCTGTAATCCAAATTCCATTTTCTTCATTAATCCAATCCGGAATTAAATTAGGAACCTTACCAATAACTGGTACATTTGATTTCATTGATTCTAGTGGGAATGTCCCAAAACCACTTTCATTATCAATCCACACACTTAAAAAACATTCTTTAAGTGAATTTGCAAATTCTTTTTCAGATAAACCTCTTAAATCTCTAAAAGTGAACCATCTATATTGTGGGAATTTTAAATAAAAAGTTTTAATGATATTAACCGCATCACTTTGTTCTTTGGTGTGAACACCAATAATTGGCATTGGAGGTAATTTTTTTGGTTCAAATGAATCTGTAATGTATGGTTCAATAACATCAAAAGAACAATTTCTCATAATTTTTTCAATATATTCTTTTTGTTTATTATTTGTGGTTATACATTTCATAAATCCAAATTGAGACCATGTTTGACCAGGTTGTAAAGTTTCTAACATATATGCGTATGATTGTGTTAAAACAATTTTGGCACAAGGTAATTGTTTAATTTGTTCCATTACATATCCAAAAATTTCCGGAATAACTATAAAATCCTCAGGAGATATTTCTAAATTTTGACCTTCGATTGATTTATGGGGTAATTCCATATATTCCTCTTCTAACCACGCAACAACACCCGCATAGTCATTTTTTTCATGTAGGATTATAGGATTGTATCCGTTGTCCTTTAATGCTTTAGCCATTTGATAAATGTATCTAACAGACGCCTTAGCATTACCTTTAGTGTCTTGAACTAAAAAGTATATTCTGGCATTTTTGTCTCTTAGTGTTTGAATGGACTGTTTTACTTTTTCTTCTAATGAATTTTCCATATTATTAATAATGATTTATAAGTTTTTTATTTAATAAGCTATTAAATGCAATTCTAAATGGTATACTGGTATTGGATGATTGTTTCATTCCTAAAGTTTCATCTATTTCTTCATGTTCAGTTAACACAGTATCTAATAACATTTTAACCAAATCAAATTTGATTATGTTTATTCTCATTTCAGGAGTTTCTCCTGACATTGGTTCAGTTTCATTTGGCATCCCAATGTATTGTTCGACTAAATCCAAGTCAACATAGTAGTTTTCACCTAATACTTTAATCATAAATTTCTTCAATTTTATTTTTAAGCTCTTTAATATTTGATATTGAGTGCTCTGTTTTAATATTTGAGTTATAAATTGTGTCGTATTTTATCACAATTTTATTCTCGGGTTGTTCTAATAATAGTTTAGGATTTGCCGTAAGTAAAATGTCTATTGAGTCCCACATCAAATTAATTGTTGATTCACTATAAAATTTTACGGTTTCAGTTAAACATCCAAATTTTGAAATAAAAAATAATGAGGCCGGTTTCGATTTACCCATTTCATCGGAAACAATTAATATGTCATGCTTATCTCTCATATCCAAATAAAAATCATTAAAGTCCATCATACTTGAAACTTCAACTGAACCGGCATGTCCGAATATTTCCATGGTATGTTCCTTATAAAGGAAATTATATAACTCATCCTCGTCTTTAAATTTTAAATGAGACATTATATCTAATGAAGTTAAATCGGAAACAACTTCATATTCAAATTCGTCTTCCGTATCTCTAAATGGATTATCAATATACCACTTTTCATATTCTTGTTGTATTTTTCTAAGAGTGTCTCTTAAAACACCATTTAATTCAATTCCAATTCTCATTCTTCGTATTTTTTTAATATTTTACTAATCAATTTATTTCTAACAATATCTTTATCATCGGTAAATTCGAATACTGAAATATCACTATCATTTCTAAATCTTTCAATTGCATCGTATAAACCACTATGGGTTTTATTTTTAAATTTGTCAGACTGTTCAACATCACCTGAGATGAAAAATTTACTATTAAACCCGATACGAGTTAATAATAATTTCATTTGACTCGGGGTTGCGTTTTGTCCCTCTTCAAAAATTAAAATTGAATTATCAATATTCATACCTCTCATAAATGCTAATGCAAATACTTCAATAACATCTAAATTTTTTAATTCTTCTCGAGTCTCTTTTCCAATAATTTTATTCATCAAATAATAAGAAGGGAAGATATAAGGGTCTAATTTTTCTTCAACATTTCCGGGTAATGAACCTAATTTCTCTTCAGCTTCAACTGCGGGTCTTACAATAATAATTTTTTCATAAGGAGTTTCAGGGTCTGATATTAAATCAATTGCCGCTTTCATGGTAATATAACTTTTACCAACACCTGCAGGACCTGAACAAATCGTAATTTCACTATCAATTAAAGTATCGTAATATTTTTTTTGATTTACAGTTAAAAACTTTTGTTTTGTTTTCTTTTTTATGATAGAACAAATAATCTCTTTAATTGTTTTATTTTTAACATTTTCACTCGTAGGAGTAGGAGTTATTTTTGGTTTACCCCCTCTTGTTGGTTTTTGATTCATTTTAATTATTTAACTGTTTAGTTGTAAATTTCAATAAACTTTTTTAATTCGGTTTCAATATTATCACACTTTAAAACTTCATATGTGATTATTTTATCGTATCCTATTTTTTTTAGTTCATTTGAAAATTTTACATGTGTTTCAGAATTTATAATAGGTGCTAATTTCACCTCCGAAACATGTATATGGTTGATATAGTTATAATATTTTTTCAATTCACTAATTGAGTTATAACCCTCTAATTCCAAATTATGTGTATCAATCATAGTTTTAATATTGACTAACTTATTATTTTCAATAAATTCAACAATTTCGCTTAAGTTATAAAAATAATTTCCTCCGTAAATTTTGGCATTAGGTTCAATAACCAATGTGATTTCAGTGTTATTTAATAGTTCATCAAATTTTTTAAATATTTTGGATAGTGATTCATCAATGATTCCTGTTCTCATGGTAGGTGACCCAAAAACCATTACTTTTACATCTAATATTTGACATATTTCAATGAGTCTTTTGAAGTGATTGAAGACAACTTTAGAATCTCTTATCCCGTCACATTTTATATTATAAAAAATGGATTGAATCGATTCTATTTTTATATGGTATGTGTCTAATTTTTTCTTAAATTCATATAAGACATTATCGGATAATTTATCCCAATTATCAATTTTAGTTAAAACACCCTCAACATTATTAATACCTAATTCATTAAGTAAATAAAATACTTTTTGATTATCTTGAACATCCCATGCTAAATTACTTACCGATAACTTCATCTATAAACTTTTTTATTTCTGTTAAAACTTCGTCTTTAGTTTTAATATAACCACTATTATGGTATTTTGTAGTATAGTCGTAAGATATTTTAATATTGTTGTGTTTAACTAAATTTTTGGCATTTTCAAAGAAAGATATAATATCTATCGTTTCAACTGGTTCGGTGAATAAATTAAATGTTGTTTCGTGAGGAAATTGGGTAGAATATTTGGTGATGTCATTGTGTAGGTCATCTAAATTATACCATTGAAACATTGAGTTTGAATTTATTTGGTCGACATTATTATTGTTAATTAAGTCAAATAAAACATTTTTTTTGATGTGTTTGTTGAATAATGCAGGAAGTCTAAAAATCTTTAAGTCATCTGATTTCAAATATTCTTTAACCATTAATTCAAACAAATATCGGTTATTACCATAACTTAAACCCCCAAAATTTGGTTTATATTCCTCATTAACCTTAAGAGGTGAATCATTGTACACATCAATTGTTGACAGCAACACTATTTTTGAATATGTATGTTTTTTTAAAATATTAATAATATTGTAAATGTTATCCAAATCACTTGAGAGATTTTTGTTTACCATCCATTTAGTTGCTGGTAGACAAGACAAATATAGTTCATGACCATCCTCAGTAACCAATTCATTAAATTTATTGATATTTTTTGAGTTAAATTTTAAATCAAATTCTATTGTTTCGGTTAATGTTGTTCCAATTAATCCGGTGTGTCCCACAAGTATTCTCATCGTTTAAATAAAACTTTTATTGATTTAGATTCGACTAACATATAGTCTTTTAAATGTATTTGTAATAATCTTTCGGGGTATGAACAATAAAAATAATACAATGACTCTACGTGCCCAACATGGTCTTTTAAAACATAATTACCATCCGTGAATTTTGCAGTTGTATTGTTAACCTCAAACGATTTAAGATTATCGGATAATAAGGATTCGTTTAATTTATCATAATGTTCATACAACGAACAATAACTTTTCATTGCATCAAAATTACCATACGCAAATATATCACACACTACATTTGTATGTGGGAATATATGAACATTTTTTAATCCATGTTTATAGTACATATTATCACAAGCATAACAAGATGTCCCATTATCTAAGTGAGAATGCCCACAATCACTATTTGGTACAAAAATAATTTTATTATTCTGAATATCTTCAACTTGAGTTTTTAATAAATTAAATGATTCGATATTATTATCAAATCTAAATTTAAATATTACATCATAATTCACATCTGATTCTTGAGAATGTTCCTCAAGAAGTTTAAATGCTGAGTTGACTGAGTATAGTTGGGATTTAATGAATTTTTCTGGAGACGAAAAATTAAAGTATCCTGTGACGTTTTCCAATGTATCGATATATTCTTTATTATTTTCAATAACATATTTCACAACATTTGGGATTTGTTGTATTTCACTAACTACCTCATCGTAAGAGGTTTTACTATCAAGATTCATTTCTTCCCCTTTAATTCCAATTGTATCCCATGTATGAATAAACACATCATAATCGTATTTACTTAAAAAATCGATAAAATTTGTTAAAATATTTTTTCTTCGAATATGACCGGTTAATAAAATGGCAATTTTTACATTGGTTGCATTTTTTAAATTTAAATATTCTTCACATTTAGATAATTCTTTTTCAAGTATGTGAAATTCTTTTTTTCCATGAATAACCCATTCTGATTCTGTAAAATTTCTATCCAAATATTTTTCAAATAAAATTTTTAATTTTTCTTTTGTCATTGTATAAATTTTTTAATTATTTGATTTAACGCCTAAAGACTCAAAACTTGGTTTTTGAAAAATATTTTTTGATTCCCATTTATTGTAAAAATAATCATAATCTTCCTTAAATGTTGTTTGATATACGTGTGCAAGATTATTATCAGAATCCTCCAAATTTCTTAATATTGATGCGTCATCATGATTAATTTCGGATGGTTTATCAATATTATGTACTATTGGTTGACAATACCCTGATTCGTAAATTCTCTGTCTAATATCAAGTTCCATATAACTATTTTTTAAATTTTCATCCCACCCTCCAATTGATTTTATTTTTTCAGTGTCAAATAAAACTAATAAATCCGTTATGTCACAAGCAGTACTAGATGCGGAATTTTCGTGTAATAAATATTGGTCGATTATTTTATCAAAAATAGTTGGGTCCAATATTTCGGCATCATAGTGCATAAAAAACCATATAGGGGTTTCTACCGAGTGTAAAATTTTATTTAAACATTTTGTAAATGGGACCGGTGTTTCGTTATTGTTAACTCTAACTTCAAATCTATCAGGTATTGACTTGATGGCTCTCTTAAGTAAATCAGGATATTTTCCGACGTAATTAAAATAAATTGGTATTTTCTTCATTATTTATTATTTCTTTTATTGTATTCTCTATTATGTAAATTCCTTGTATTTTTCCGGTAAAGCAAGTGATTATATTATTTTCTTTTTTTATTACCGGATACCGATTTCCTGACTCATCGTCAACTTTACTTTTTATTGATAGGAAATATGTATCATATTTAAAATACTTATTAAAATCCTTCATAAATTTTAGTACTCTTTTTTCGAACTCATTCTTTTTATTCAATATGAATGTTTCATCAATATTTTTACTAAATTCTTCTATTGAGTCTATTGTTGTGAAACGATTTAAAGGTGTTAATTTAACATCAGTTAATGTAAATTTATTGTCTTTATATGGATATATTGAAAACAATTCACCATCAACAAATGTCACCGAATCAAATTCGGTAGGGTTAATTTTTTCATAAATCAAAGTTAATGTTAATTCATAAAAAAAATCTTCATTAATTAATCCCATAAAGTTATTAGTTGAATCAATAACTAAATCATAATTTTTAGATAATTTTTTTAATTTTACTTTATCAATATTTTCATAGACTATTAAATCACCTAATTCCTTTTCAAAAAAAGAACGAACCTTTTCAAAATTTATATGTTTTTCATTTGTTAAGATACAACCTTCAGTGTTTATAAAATTATGGTTAGTAAGTTCAATTGGATAATCGTTAAAGATTTTCAAATATGATTCTAAATCAAGTAATGACATTTTTTTGGGTACACAATAAAAATTTTTTGAAATATCTGTAACACAAAATCCATAATCATCTATAAATTTGTAAAAAGTTGATTTACAAAGCTCTCTTGTTTTATGATTTCTCGCATAATGATATCCATAGTGTAATCTATTTTGATTCTTATATGAAGTCCCATTAAAAATTTTTTTATCTTTTTCAAAAATTGTAATATCATGGTTTTTTTTTAATTTAGCCGCCAAATGACAACCGACCCAACCACCACCTATTATTGCTATTTTCATTCTATATATTAAGTATCATAATACCCCCATTGGTTTGACCCCAATTGGATTTATTCTTGTACAAATCTAATGATTCGTAATATTCAGTTCTTCTTATTGTATTTGTTTTGTACCAATTTTCATAATCAACAACACTCCAATTATTATTGTTATTGTAAATTAATGGTGATGGACTTGATTTCCATAAAATATAATCTTCATTATGTACTCCCCAATTTTTCCAATTTCTTAGTGAATTTTCACTATAATCGGTGTTTTTAATTTGGAGTAATTTATCTTTAACAGTTAATAAATAAATATAACTGTACAGACCAATAGACATTGCGGGTGTCGATTTTAAAGAAATTTTTTCCGGTTTATTATCGGGAATATTATAAAGAAGTTCTTTAAACCTTGGTCCAACTTTACAAGTGTCATGAATTAAAAACCAATATTCTGATGATAATTCTTTTTCACAAATTTCTATTAAAGGACTATATTCATATGAATTATGTTCTAAATAATAATGTGTAATACCATCTATAATTTCTATTTCAAACTTATCAAATCCTGAATTGAAAACAAATATATCTTTTACCTCAATACCCGCCTCTATTAAAGATGGTATAATGATTGGTAATGATAATTTATAAAAATTTTTATTAGTTGAAATTGCTATTTTAATCATAGAAAAATACTTGAAGGTCTAAGTTTCGAAAATTCTTCGTTTATTCTTAAGTTATGAGGAAACCCCATTCTAACATAAGTGTGAATATCTTCAACACCAATGGTTTTCATAAATTTTTTACTTTGACCTTCAAAATGAATCATTGGGGAACTTGTTATATATGCAACATCATAACCTTGTTTATATAAATTGTGGAATATGAAATCGTCACCACAATATGTTTTTAATTGTTCAGGAATTGGAGTAAATAAGTCCCTTCTAATACTATAATCCCATCCTTGCATATATCTATCTCGTTCCACTATTGTATATTCAGTTGGTGTTTTTTTAACAGTATAACTTTCATGATTTGTCGAATGAACCACAATACCTACTTGAGTTTCTTTATTGAAAACTTCCATAATGTCGTAGATAAAATTATCGGTAATAATGACATCATTATTCAAAAAACATAAAATTTCTTCAGTGTAAGTTTGGTGAAACCAATTCCACACATGATTTAAAGGTCGGTTTTCTTCATTTCTTACAATCTGAATTCTTGAATCAGTTAGTGTTTCTAAAAACTCTTGAGTTCCTTCTTCTGATGAGTTTTGGTCAACAATTGTTAGTTTAAAATTCTCATAGGTCTGAGATAATAAATTGTTTATACAATTTTTGGTATATTCTTTGTTGTTTAAATTAACAACTAATATTCTTATATTCATGATAAAATTTTAATATATTGTTCTTTTATTTGTTTGGTTACATATGAGGAATGATATTTTTCTAAATCAGACGGAACATCAAACTTTTCTTTCGATAAAATAAATCCTCCGGAATCAACTTTATAAATCCAACTAGGTTTATTACATAACCACCCTTCAATTGTTGTTCGACCTAATTGAATTCCAGCGGTTTCACTACATTTTTGAACGTAAGGTTCTATATTCCATGTTGATTGAAAATGTTTTACATGTGGGTTTTCCAATATTGCCGGTAAATAATTTGATTTGTCCTCACCTACTAACCACAATTCTTTATTATTCTCTCTTGTGTAATCGATTAAGTCCATAATCGTTTCTCTTCTCAAATAATCTATTGTACCAACAAATAATAAATAATTTTCCTCTTTAATTGTTTCAGGTTTAAATTTTTGATTATCAATTGGATTATAAATAATTTCAACCATTTCCTCAGGAATTTCAAACTTATCGACAATATGTTCTTTAATTTCCGGTCTAATGGCAATGTATTTTTTGATTGACTCATGTTTAATAGGGTCCTCAAGTTCAATCACTTCAGAATGTATGGAATAAATTTTATCAATTTCCGGATAAAACTGAATCATTCTTTCAGCAACAGGTTTGTGTTGCATATGTATCAAATCAAAATTAACTTCAGAAATACGATACATAACACCGGGTTGTGATGGTTGAAATCCTTTTTCTGTGTTATGACCCCATTTCCCATCACCAAGTTTAAAACCGGGAGCATTTTCAAATGAAATACATTTAATACCTTGTTTTTTTGCCATATCTGTAAGAGGTCCTCCAATTTGAGACATAACAGTTACATCACAATTTTGTTTGATTAGGTTTTTAGCTAATTCGTAAACATAAAGTTCTGACCCGGTAAATGTTTTAAAAAATAGACAAGATAATAAAACTTTTATTTTTCTTTTTTCATCAAATGGTATTTTAATGGGTAGATTTGAAATGTATTTTTTTGAAAATAATTTTCTATTCTCTTCCCACTGTTCATTAGTTTGCCCTATTGATTTATGGGTTAGTCTAATATTAGTTATTACACCAACTTTAACACCCTCTAAATGGTTTTCAAAACAAAAAGGAATATCATAAAAATGAAACCCTTTAAATTCTTCGTTGAAATTTTTCTTAATTCTTTTTTTACTTAACGCGATGAATAAACCATCAACAATGACAGTTTCATGTATGTCATTACCAAAACTTTCAGAATATTTTGATTCCCATTTTTTTCCTTCGTGTTCGTGATTTACAATTCCTACCATTTTTTTTCGGTTTTCCCACCACATTCCACTCTCAGGTATTTGAGTAGTACCAGCCATTCCAATAATTCCAAAATCGGATTTCTCGAAATGTTTTAATAATTTAGGATACCAAGCATTTGTATCAAAATAAATGTCGTCATGGCATAAGACAACAATATCTGTTTTGGACTCTAATAATATTTCGTTATATACTTCGGCAAGGGATTTTTCACCATTATTAACTTTTTCAATAACTTCAATTTTTTTAAACCCTGAACTTTTTTTTAAGTATTCTATAAATTCAGGTTTATGTTCTCTAGTTGAATATCCTACTGTTATCATCACTTATACTATTCCAGTTGACCCAAATCCATTATCACCTCTTTCACCATCGGTTACTTTATCCACTTCAATTAAATTAACATATTTTCCGTTAACTACGGGACACAAGACGGCTTGAGCAATTTTCATACCTTTTGGTATGGTTACGATATGATTATTGGTGTTGAATATGATTACTTTAATTTCCCCATTATACCCTGAATCCACAGTTCCGGGAGTATTTAATACTGTTAAACCTTGATTAATAGCTAAACCGCTTTTTGGTCTTACTTGTATTTCAAATTCATCAGGGATTGATAATTTAATTCCGGTTGAAACTAATGCTCTACCGAATGGTCCTATCTCTAATTCCTCTGTTGAATATAAATCAAATCCTGAATCACTTGGATAAGCATATTCAGGAAATTTTGCGTCATTATTAAGAAGTTCAACTTTTACTGTTTTACTTTTCATTGCGGTCATCATCTCTTCATTCATTTCTTCATATGTCATACCTAAAAGATTTTCTAATTCTTTTTGATATTCATCGTCAAGTTCAACTCCCGCTTGTTCTTGAAGTCCTTCAAGTTGTTCTTGAATTTGTTTCAACATTTCAGGGTCAAACCCTAATCCATCTAAATTTTGCATTATTTTAATTCTGTTAATTTTTTTATTACTTCAACAAGTACTTCGACATCTTTTTCACAATATTCAACAATACCTTTAATGTCTTTTTTATCCCAAAACGCTTCATGAACTTTATTTCCCGTAACTTCCATATTTTTGGATGATTCAATACCTAAACAAACACACATAAGTTCCAAGGATGCAATTGAACCGTATCCACCATACTGCCAAACTTCTTTTGTATCAAGAGCTTTAATTTCCCATGGTTTAGTGTCATGTCCCGGTAAAATTTTTGGAGGTAGAACACCGTTCATAATCATTCTTTTTGCCAATACTGGAATATCAAATCCTTTAACATTATGACCACAAAGGAAGAACCCTAATTCTCCAACTCTATAAAGTAATTTTTGAACTTCCAAAAGTAATTCTTTTTCATCCGGATTGCTAAATGATTGCATTTTGATTTCACCTTTTGGGTCAATAAATGCAACGCTTACACATGCAATTCTTAAAAATTCGGGAACCAATGCCGCTCGGTTAACAAACATTTTACTATAACCCTCATCTCCATCTTCAGGAAATCTTTTTTGAAACCAATCAAAATATTTCTCGAACTGAAATGCTAATTCAGGTCTGTTTTGTTGTAATGATTCCCAAGTTGGTTCAATACCAACGGTTTCAATGTCTAAAAATAAAATTTTAGTTAATGGTATGTTTATCATAATTTAATATTTTCTTTATCGTAACTAACTCTATTTGATTTTTTGAATGTTTGGAATGTTTCTTCACTAATGCAATGAACATCTCCATTTTGTGTCATAACAATATATTTGTCATCAGTTTTATTTATTAAAACAATATCCCACATAATTTTATTTGATTAATGATTTATAAAAATCTCTACGAGTTTTTGTTACAATATTTAAATCATATTTGTCTTTAACCGTCTCGTATAATCTTTCTCCCATATCTTTAACTAAATTTGGATTTTTTAATAATTTCTCAATATTTTTTGCCCAATCAGAATGATTTCTTGATTCATCCACTAACATTGCATTCCCATCAACAAATCCACCATTTTTTAAACAATGTTTTAAATCCAATGTGTATGGTCCAATGTTTGATGCGATTAAAGCCTTTTTGTAAAATCCTGCCTCAATAACTTTTAATTGAGATTTCATTCGATTAAACATGTGATTTTTAATTGGTGCCAAAGATACATCAAATTTTGAATAATTTTTAGCATAAGAATTAACAGGTCTTGTCCAAACTCTTAAATAAGATTCGTTCATCTCATTTGGAAATGGCTCTTGATTATAATTTAATAAATGTTTGGTGTAATCTTCCGAAATTATTTTATAATTCTGAGTGAAGATTTTTTCATATTGAGCCCAAACCGTTTCTTCCGGTTTAATATCTCTTTTATTATGTTCACCTGTTTGTGAATTTATTTCGGTTACAGTTCCACGAGTATCAAAGCCACAAAGAACATATTGTAATTCGTCTTTGTATTTGATTAATTTACCAAATGAATCATTTAATAATTGAAGGTCGTGTAAATGGGATGACCCACCTAACCATCCAATTCTTAATCTGTCAGATTCTAAAGTAGGTTCTTTGAATTGTGGTTCGTTTGGATTAATACCATTTGGAATTACAAAAACATTTTTGTTTATTTTTCGAATTTCATCTGCAAATAAACTTGTTGTTGTCGTAACATATTGAGCAATTTTAAGATTTGCTGTAATTTTTTCGTTTATTTTATTAAATTTAATTACATCGTGAATCGGATGTTCTTTACCGGGCATCCAATAATCGTCAATATCACATACGGTAATAATACCCATTGTATTTAACATATTGATTAATTGCTGAGCTCGTTCAAAATCAGGTCCAATACTTCTGTGGAATGCAACTATTTGATATTGTTTCCAAAAATTCATATCATCATATGATGGTTCATATACGATATCAACATGGAAATCATCCCCATATAGATTTTGTAAGAAAATGTGAGGGTCAACTGACCTAAATTTCCCAACACCAGTACGGTCTGATGGGATAACTAAAACATTAATTTTTTCTTTCATAAAATTTGATTATATATTGTATTGTAGTTTTATCATCAAAGTTAGATTTTTAAACTACTTCTAAAGTATAACCATAATTTTCAATTAATTCAACTTTTTTTTTGTTATAAACCCATAATTCTCAAGTAAATTTATTATCATAACAAATGAGATGTGTTTGATTGATTACCACCTCTATACCAATGTTGAACATATATTCCTTTCATTAAACCTACTTTACCTCCAAATTCTTTAACTTTCATATGAATATCATTATCAACACCTAGCATATTGTTTGTTTTAAACCCTCCGACTTTCTCCCAAACATCTTTTTTAATTAATAATAAAACACCACTAATATATGGGTTATCAGTTAGGTCTAAAACTGAGGTTCCATATTTATTCCACATATTTTCACCGAACTCTCTATGATATTTTTGGTCATTTGTTTCTCGATTAACATCGGGAGCTATTTGAGGTTTGAACCCAATTCTATTAGTATAACAAGTGAATAAGGAATATTCCGGGTTATTATCAATGACATCCTCAATTCGTTTACCGAAAAATGGTGTGGTATGAACGGCGTCTCCATCTAAAAAACAAACCCAATCTTCGGAACCAACTAAAGACATTGTTTTATTATACGAGACTCCAATATTTTTATCACTATTCCAAGGTATGACATGGAATATATCATATTTTTTCATGTTATTTTTTTTTTTAATAAAAAAAACCCTCATTATGAGGGTTATATTAAGATAATTTTTTAATTTTAGTTACTTTACCTTCGAATACATGTTTTCCAACTTTAAATGAAAAAGTTTCATTTGATTTTTCAGAACTTTCAGCAATTAATCCATTTTCTTTTAATGCGTTTTTAACTGCTTCATTAATCATTTTTTGAATTAATTTGTAGTCAATTCCTGCATTTGATGATTGTTTTTTTGTTGTTTCCGTGATTGGAGTATTTTTTGGTTGATTACCCATTAATCTTGACGCTCTCTCAATTAAATCATTTGATAATGTTGGTGCCACTTGTTGAGGTTGTGCAATTGGATGTTCCATCATTAATTTTTTTATTTCATCAGGAAGTCTTGAATTTTTAATTGCCTCAACAGTTGGAACTCCCACTGGTTTTGTATTTTCAACAGGAAGTGAAGATAAGTAAGGTGTGTGTGAAGACGGAGAATTTTCTTGTAAAAATTCTTGAGGTATGTTATATTTTGCGTTTGGCATTTCATAATCCTCCATCATATTATTAGAAAAGGATTGTTTACTTGCCTTTATATCGTTTGTCATTAGAGCCCTTGCATTTGATTGGGCTAATTTTTGCATTAAATCACTCATAATATTAAAAATTTACTATAATCATAATAAAACTTATTAGATTGTCACTATTATGTTTTAAATTATTGATTTAGTTTGTTTGTTATTGTTGTTCTTAAATTATTTTTTTCTGAATCAGTTAATTTTTTATTAGTTCCGGATTCAATTGCGGAATATATTCGTTTGAATGCTTCAGCAGATTTAGACAAATCAAAACCTCCCTCACCGTATTTTCTTGTAAATTCGTCTTTTAATGTTTTAATTGTGTTATCAATAATTGTGTCAACACTTGGTGTTTGGAATTGTTGTGGGATAATTGAAGGTCTTGCAGGTGTTGAAAAATTCGCAATAGCTTCAATTGATACCATACTCTTATCTCCGTTAGGGTTAAATCCGGGTCTCACCTCATTAAAAGTTTCTGATGTTGGTAAAAATGTGAATGTTTTATCCAACCTAAATAACCTCCAACCTGGTAATGGTTGTGTTCCAATTGTTGCGGTGTGTGAAGCACCTTCTCTCTCCCAAGCACGAACAACTCGGTTTCCAGCTTTACTAATTCCGACACATACCGGTTCAATAAGTCGTTGACCTTTACCTCCCGGTTCATCACCATCATAACTGGTACCCATAACTCGTTTATTTTTAATTGCATCAATAACTGTTTCAATTGACGCAATTTCCAATATTAAACTTTTAAGAGAATTTTGTAATTTCATTATAATTGAAAATTCGGATAAGTGTTTGACGAGTTAAATTTGTTTATTTTAATTTCGTTTTTTCTTTCGGTAATATCTGTAACTGTTCCAGCTTGAGTATTATAAACATCAAGAAACACTCCGGTTCCTCTACCTTTATCATCACCATCCGCAACGGCATCTCTATTCACTGATGAATATTCATTACCTGCCGCGTTATAGTCGTTTTTAGGGATTAGTTTTGCTCTTTCCATATCAGCGATTGCCGTTAATTGATTATTCACATTTTGTGATAAATCTACTACAATTTCGTTTGCCATAATTATAATTTTAACATTATTTCATTTATTCTTCTTAAACTTTCCACAACTGCCTCATCATATCTTTCAACAGTTTTAGAATGTTCTTGAGATTTTCTTACATTTGTAAAATCTTTTTTCTCGTG